CAAACTGGTGAAGACAAGAAGGCTGACATGGGCAAGTACATCACTTGCAAATCAGAGAAGCCTATCCGTGTCTTTGACACAGACAATGATGAAATTACTGAAGCCATTGGCAACGGTAGTAAGGCTAAGGCTTTGGTGTCTAGCTATTCTTGGACATACAAGAACAAGAAGGGTGTTAGCCCTTCATTGAAGAAGCTGGTCATTACAGACTTGGTTGAGTATGCTGCTGCTAGCGGTATTAATGCAGATGATGAGGACGTATTATGAACTTGAACATTACACTAACTCTGGACCAATTGAACTTGGTACTGGCAGCACTTGCTAAGCTTCCCTTTGAAGCTGTTACAGACACCATTGCTGCTATCCGACAGCAAGGCACTGAACAACTTCAAGCGGCTGAGGCAGCAAAGACTGCTGAAGTAACAGAAGTAACAGAAGTTGCTTAATGAAAGCACTATTCGATAGCGATATATTCGCCTATCGTGCAGCATCCGCATGTGAGGACGAAGACGAAGCAACGGCACAGCGAACACTGGATCGTTTAATTGTTGATGTCCTCATGTGTGGTGTTGATAGCATCTACCCTGATTGCTTTGTAGATGAGTGGCACATGTTCTTAACAGGTAAGAACAACTTCCGATATCAGATAGCCACCACTGTTCCTTACAAAGGGAATAGAGTAGACAAGCCTAAGCCAAAGCATCTAGCTTTCCTTAGAAGCTATCTAGTAAAAGAATGGAAAGCTACCATCTCTGATGGACAGGAAGCTGATGATGCCATCGCTATTGAAGCAACAAGACTTGGTGACGATTGTGTCATCGTGTCTTTAGACAAAGACTTAGATCAGATATGCGGATGGCATTACAATTTTGTAAAGCATAGTGGTTATTACATCACACCAGAGCAAGGCTTGGTTAAGCTGTATACACAGATGCTGACAGGTGATGCTGCTGATAACATCAAAGGATTGTTCCGTGTTGGTCCAGTGAAAGCAGCCAAAATAATTGGGGACACAACAGATGAGCTTGAGCTATACAACAAAGTGTTGGAAGCTTATGAAGGTAATGCTGAGAGAGTGTTAGAGAATGCTCAGCTTCTTTTTCTACGAAGATATGAAGGACAGATATGGACTCCTCCACAAAATTAAAACCTAATGACATTGCCCTCATCCTACGCCCCACCATTGTGGATGGTAAATATACAAACACCTTTCAAGTGTTAGTCAGTGGCTTTGGTCCACTAACTATCAGTGAAGATGATGTTAATAACTTGATTGGTATGGCTACGATATTGGCATCAGTAATTCCACACATGGAAGAAGATGAGCAACTAGCTAACAAGCTTGTTGAATATTGTGGCAAGATGTTTGGTGATCTTGGTGACTTTGTTTACAACCCAAACCACGATAGCTTTGGTGATGGTAGCTTCACCATTAACACTAAAACAGTTGGAGGTATGCAATGAATATAGATGATACACTGGCAACAAGAGCCACTAGATATGGCAACTATAAAGAAGATGTCTCTAGAGTTTCTCAAGCATTGAAAGATACTTTGAGATCTGGTGAAGTATGGAAAGAGATGGATGATGATATGAAGGAAAGCCTCGATCTCATCTGTAACAAGATGTCTCGCATTGTTAATGGTGATCCTTGGTATCATGACTCATGGCATGACATCATTGGCTATGCTAGACTGGTTGAAGAAAGAATTGAAAAGCTATGATCACAGTAGACATTAGTTTAAAAGTATTCTTTAAACCAGAAGACCTACCTAATGTCTATCTGAATGAAGAAGTGTTGAGCGAGGTGATCATTGAAAACCTCACAGCCTCATTGGAAAAAATGGATTCATATGAAGTGGTATTCAAGCATGTGGATGTGGAAGGACTAGAATGAAAATCAACTCTGTAACTATTAGGGAAGCAAGCAATGGCTTTGTTGTTGAGCATCTTGCTGAATCCGAATATGATAAATTCCTGTCTGAGTTTGTTGCTCTGGATGTTGACGAAGCACTGGCAATAACCAGAGATTTATTTGTGCATTACGATGCTGCTGACATGTCGCATTTAGTAGATACACCAGTTGGCAGATAACAAAAAAAGAAATGGTGGTGAGTGGACTGACTCTAGGTTCAGAAGCTTTGTCACCTCTGCATTGAGAGCAGCCTCTAGGCGTTGGCCTCCTAAGTTCAAAGCTTTGAAAGAAGCTTTCGTTGGTAGGAAGACTAACAAGAAGACAGGCAAGCTGGCAATGCATTACAAATGTGCCAAATGTAAGAAGCACTTTGTTGCTGCTGATGTACAGGTAGATCATATACTTCCAGTAGTATCACCAACAGAAGGCTTTGTTAGTTGGGACTTGTTCATTGATCGTATCTTTTGTGAGATAGAAAATCTACAAGTGTTGTGTAAGCCTTGCCACAAGGTGAAGACAGATGAAGAGAAAGCAGAAAGGAAAAAGAAATGAATATACTTTTATTAAAAGAACACGAAGATGGTAGTGCCACCTATTCATTTGACATAACAATTGAAGAGCGTGAACTATTAATTAACTTTGCTATAATCACAGCCATCAAGAATGGCATTAATGAAGGAGCTAAATATGTCGGTGACACTAGTCTGGGCAACCCCGAATGCGGAACATCTGATAGCGTACATGGCGAGGGTGAGCAATCCAGAGAATCAGAACAACCCTGAGACAGCTCCTAAGCTGTTGAAGTATTTGATGGACAACAAACATTGGAGTCCATTTGAAATGGTCAATGTCTGTATGGAAATTGAAACCACCCGTGACATTGCCCGTCAAATCCTACGACACAGAAGCTTCAGCTTCCAAGAATTCTCACAGCGGTATGCCATTTCCTCACGCTATGAAACCAGTGAGGCAAGGCTGCAAGACAATAAGAATAGACAGAACTCAATCCCCGTAGAAGACCGTGAACTCATCAAGGTATGGGAAGAGCTACAGACAGACGTTTTAATCGCTGCTAAGCGGTCCTATGAGGCTGCATTGGGCATGGGCATAGCCAAGGAAGTAGCACGAAAGGTGTTGCCTGAAGGATTAACTACCAGTAGAATGTACATGAATGGTACACTGAGAAGCTGGCTGCACTATGTTGACATTCGCTGTGACAAAGCAACACAGAAAGAACATCGTGAAATAGCAGACCAATGTAAAGTAGTACTAACTAACTTAGTACCATCCTTGTTTTAGTAGAGCAAGCAGTAGCCATCTGAGGTATAACTACCTTTCTTTTCACGGGAGCTTCGGCTCCCTTTTTTCCCACCATAACAGGAGTATTTATATGGCAAAGTTTAAGGTCAACATTGACCTGTCTAGGGATGCATTGTTCGATGAACTAGGCATCCAGAGATTAAGAGAAAGTTACATGAAAGAAGAAGAGGCTAGTCCTCAAGAGAGATTTGCATATGTTTCGGAATCGTTTGCTTCAAATCAAGAACATGCTCAAAGACTGTATGACTACAGCAGCAAGCATTGGCTCAGCTACTCTACACCTATCCTATCGTTTGGTCGCTCTAAACGTGGCCTTCCTATCAGCTGCTTCCTTAACTACATGGATGACAGTGCAGAAGGCTTGGTTGACAACCTATCAGAAACTAACTGGCTATCCATGTATGGTGGTGGTGTCGGTGTGCATGTGGGTATCCGCAATAGTGATGATAAGTCTACTGGTGTTATGCCCCACCTTAAGATCTACGATGCTAGCTCATTGGCCTACCGTCAAGGACGTACAAGACGGGGCAGCTATGCTGCCTATCTAGACATCCATCACCCTGACATCATCCAGTTCTTGGAGATGCGTAAGCCTACTGGTGACCAGAATGTACGCACACTAAACCTACATCATGGCATCAACATCACTGATGAATTTATGACCATCATTGAGAAGTCTATGAAAGACCCAGACTTTGATGACAGCTTTCAATTGAAGAATCCTGCTACTGGTTTGGTGGTAGAGACAGTGTCTGCTAAATATCTGTGGCAGAAAATATTAGACCTGAGAATGCAAACAGGTGAGCCATACTTAGTATTCATTGACACAGCTAACAAGGCTATGCCTAAGTGGTTGAGCGACAAAGGCTTGAAGATTAATGGCAGCAATCTGTGTACAGAAATCTTTCTACCAACTAACGAGAAACGAACAGCGGTGTGTTGCTTGTCTTCTCTCAACTTAGAATACTATGATGAGTGGAAGAACGACAAACAATTTATTCTAGATGTTATGGAAATGCTAGACAATGTCTTGCAATATTTCATTGACAAAGCACCATCAACAATTGCCAGAGCTAAGCTTAGTGCAATGATGGAGCGTAGTATTGGTGTGGGTGCGCTAGGCTTCCATGCTTTTTTACAGAAGAAAGGTGTAGCTATCGATGGTGTGATGGCTAAGAGTTATAACAATGAAATATTTAAACACATACATGCTTCGTGTCTACGGGCTGATGCTGTCTTGGAGCAGCAGCGTGGTAGTTGTATCGATGCTGGCCTTGATAATATTAGTAGAAGGTTTAGTCATCACACTGCTATTGCTCCTAATGCCAGTAGCAGTCTTATTATGGGGAATACTAGCCCTTCAGTCGAGCCGTACAGAGCGAATGTTTTTAGGCAGGACACACTTAGTGGAGCATTCGTATATAAGAATAGGTTCTTGAAGACAGAACTTGCTGCACTGGATATGGACAATGACGATGTGTGGGCATCCATCATTAGCAATGAAGGATCTATACAGCATCTAGATGTTCCTGAACAAGTGAAGGAAGTGTTTAAAACTGCTATGGAAATTGATCAGCGTTGGTTGGTTGAGCTTGCAGCAGATCGTCAACAATACATTGACCAAGGCCAGAGCATTAACCTGTTCTTCCCTGCTAATGTATCCATTAAATATTTGCATGCCATTCACTTCCTTGCTTGGAAGAGTGGCTTGAAAAGCTTATACTATCTCCGTTCAGAGAAGGTAAGAAAAGCAGATAAGGTTGGTGCTCAAATCAAGCGTCAGAAGATTGAAGATGAAATTGATTTGAAAACTGTGGCTGATGGTGAAACGTGTTTAGCATGTGAAGGTTGATATGGTAAGAACAAAAGCAGATATTACGCAAGAGCGTACAACATTCAAGCCATTCAAATATCCTTGGGCATATGATGCTTGGCTTCAGCACGAGCAAAGCCATTGGCTTCATACTGAAGTGCCTATGTCTGAGGATGTTAAAGACTACAGAAAACTCAGTGCTAATGAGCAAGAGTTTCTTACTAAAATCTTACGTTTCTTTGTACAAGGTGACTTGGACATTGGCAGTGGTTATCATGACCACTACATCCCAGTGTTCAAGCAACCTGAAGTAAGAATGATGATGAGTGGCTTTGCAGGTAGGGAAGCTTTGCATGTGGCAGCATATGCCCACCTCATTGAAACCTTAGGCTTGCCTGAATCTACATACAACGAGTTTCTTCAATACAAAGAGATGGTGGAGAAGCACGACTACATTAACAACCTGAACGCAGCACCAATGGCTGAAAAAATTGCAGCCATCTCTGCTTTTGGTGAAGGCATGCAACTATTCTCTAGCTTTGTGATGTTGCTAAACTTTGCAAGGAATGGTAAGCTTAAAGGGCTGGGCCAAATCATTGCTTGGTCCATCGTTGACGAAACTCAACATGCTGAAGGCATGATTAAGGTCTATCGTGAATACGTTAAACACCATCAGGATGAAACGACTTCGGATCGCATTAAAGAAATTGCACATCAAATGGTGGGTCTGGAGGATCAGTTTGTGGATCTGGCTTTTTCAATGGTCGAGGTTGAGAAGCTTACGAAAGAAGAAGTGAAGCAATACATCCGCTACATTGCTGATCGTAGACTCATCTCTATGGGAATGAAGGGCATCTACAAGATTAAGAAGAATCCTCTGCCGTGGGTAGATGGTATGCTTGGTGTTAGCCACACCAACTTCTTTGAGCAGCGTGTAACAGACTACAGCAAGGGTGCTACCACTGGTACATGGGATGATGTATGGGGGAAAGCAGCATGATAGTTGTTAATGTCAGACAGGGCATAGGACTAGACATTGAATATAATGACGACATATGCCACATTGTTAATGATGGTGGTGACACTGATAAGTTATTTGCATATAGTGGTATACTAATCAAGTTGCCTTTCATTAGCATCTACATTGGTGAGTTTGATGAAATTGGATCACTCACTAATAGCAATAAATCTACAGGGGAATAACATGCAAGTCAAGTCTGAACGATCTGCACCACTGCGTATTCAATTTGAACAAGGCTATAAAGCTTTCAGGCATGGATGGATGGTCAATCAATATGACCCGCTGTCTGTGGCAGGTAAGGAATGGCAACGGGGATTTGACCGTGGCTACTTCGATAACATTGAAAGACTCAATGGCTACCAAGCGGTTCGATAAAGAACTCCACGACACCTACGACAAGTTTGGAAGAGATGTAGTTAAAAGCTATGTCTCTTCTTTTTGGAATATGGAAGCTAGGGATAATCCCGATAGATATGGGATTGATCTGCATCTGTATAAAGATGATTTGTTGGTGGGATATGCTGAGGTAGAAGTCAGACTATCGTGGAAAACTGTAGAGTTTCCATATGAAGATTTGAATGTACCTGCTAGGAAGAAGAAGCTCTTAACACAAGAGATGCCTACACACTTCTTTTCAATTAACAAAGATGGAACAGCCTTGTTTCATTGCGAAGCTGCTGCTGTATTAGCTTCAGAAGTTAAAGAGTCTAGAAACAAATATGTCTATCAAGGAGAACTCTTTTACAAAGTCTCTCTTGATAGACTATCTTATGTTGTATTACCTACGGCTGGCTAAGCCACCCTTATTAAATTTTCTAGTGAGGTTTCGGACATTATCAACAGCATTGATTTGTTTCTTCAAATCATTACCATATTGAAACTTACCTAGTTCATTCTTTAG